GAAACATGCCAAGCTCTAACATCTTGCCCTGTTACTATTCCTAATTTAGATAAATTCTTTGCCATGTTTATAAATATTATAAGTCTAAGTTAACCAATACAGTAGTGTCAGTAACATTTGAACTTTGTAGGGGTTGAGATAGTTTTCCTACAGCTACTAATTGATTTGAGTTATCGTATAACCCTACTGTGGTTATGTATGGTTCAAAATATGAACCTGTTGCAAAATCATATAACTTTCCTTCTTTACTCCCACACCAACTTCCTGATATGATGGAAGGGTTTTGGGAATAAACAAATTCATTTGGGTTGAAAGTACATTTATATTGTGACTCATATATAGTCATTGTACTTTGAAAATCTATTTGTATACCATTTGATGTAATTATTTCGTTTAATTCTTCAACATCACTAGTACCATATTGAGAAAAACCATATCCTAAATTTAATCCTAACCCATATACACTTCCTGTAATAGAAGTTCCAAAGGCAGTTAATATAACCATACCATGTTGGTATATTATATCCCCTACTTTTGCATTATTTGAAATTAAATTTCCATTTTCATCGTCAGTTATAACCCCTGAAGTAATTGAACCTGAATAAGTTAGTTCAAATGTTCCTGGTTTTATATACTCTCCAAATAAATCTGATGGGATGGAAATGACTCCTATCCTATCATTAGATGCTGTCGGAAATAATCTATTTGCTAATAAAGTATCGGGTAAATAATTATCATACATAGGTTGGTAAGAACCACTCCCCCCTTCTACTGTTATGGTTCCATCAGTATTAAATTGAGGCACATTAACTGGGGAACCATTTGGGTTTTTTAAATAATTAGTATAATATAACTGCTTTATTGAGTTGTAAACTAATTCTTGATTTAAAATATCAATTTGACCTGTAGGATAAGAACCGGATACCCAGAGGGATGAGGTGATATTTCTACCGAAATACCTATCAATGCTTACGTCTGGGGCTGAGAGGGAACTGCTTCCTTCAAAAGAAAAACTTTTGTTTACTTTAAATGGAGTTACTACTACATCTGATGTTGTTAATGACTTGTAAACGCTCATTCATCCTAAAAATCTAATTTAACCCTTACTAAACTTTCTTTTGTAAAATCCTTAAGTAATGGTCTTGAAAGTTTTGCTACAGCCATTAATTCATTTGAATCATTGTACATCCCTATAGTTGTAGGGTAGGTTTGAGGGTTATTTATAAAATTACTATAAATTACTTCACCTGTAGATCCTGATATAAATGATGGGTTTTCAGAATAATTAAATTCTGCATTTCTGGCTCTAACAAATATATAATCTGAGGTGATTGTTTCTTCAAAATTTAATTGAAATGCGGAACCATCTATCATTGCCTCGTAAAATGTTGAGTTATTAACACCATTGGCTAAATTGGCAGTTTTATCTGAAGCTACTCCAATTTCAAAATTTATAGCTTCTGGATTTAATAATATTGTTGCAATGTCTGGGAAAAATAACCCATATGAACCTGAATCTGGGGTATATCCACCTCCTGATATTCCTGAACCATTTGAACCTGAAACAATTTGATAAACTCTAGATGTACCTAAAAAGGTTTGAATAGTTACATCATTTGAATTATCTGTTAAAGTTATTTCTCCTCCTGAACCTGATAAGGTTAAATTAAATGTTCCTGGGAATAAACTTTGTTTATATCTTGCTCTATCAGGTGATATTACCCAAAAATCTTCCATTTCAACTGCTGTGCTACTAGTTATGAGAACTCCACATTGATTAACTTGACCTGTAGTTCCAATACCTGTTAAGAAAACAGCATTTTCATCTTCTAATATCATTGATCTATATTGACCATAAATTACGGATGATGGTGTTCTGCTTGGGTATAAAGGGTTGAAATATGAACTTCCAGACCCATGTTTATTTCCATATGCTATATCAAATTGAACAGCTGCTGTTGATAAATCAGATGAAGTTTGATATACTGCTAGGTAATAATTTCCTGAAGATCCTAATTGTTGTACTGATGAAGTATAAAATGAAGTTAAGGTTGGAGCTCCTGTTGACCAACATATTCCTTGTACAGCATCTGCACTTACTACAAAATCTTCTTCTTCTAATCTTTTAAAACTCATGTTTTATGTATTAATTTGTTTTGGTAATTGTAACTGGTATTGTTAATCTAGCTCCACTATCTAAACCTACTAATGTTATAGTAGTACTTAATTGAGTATTAGCTCCAAATAAAGTATTTACTGTTGTAGCTCTTAAATTAATTTGAGTACCTATTACTGTTGTTGATACATTTGTACCTAATGTTGTTGTAGAACTTTGGTTTTGGTTTATAGCCGCTGTGCTTTGGATTCCTGTTCCTTCAAATGAAGCCATAGTTCTAACATCTGCTATTGTAGCTGTATACCCTGAAGTTTCTACTAATGAAGTGTTTCCTAAATAGTTTAATGTTTCAGGTCTTATTGTTGTTGAACCTCCTTGGGGTAATGAAATAGTAGGATTTCCAATGTTTATTACTGGAAGTTTAGCTGTACCTCTTGGTAGAGTAGCTAATTTATACTTCATTATTTGAGATTCATCTGGAAATGCTTCTAATAAGGGCATGTTTTCTATTGCCTCCCCATAAAATGCAGAACCAGAAGCATGGTTTGGATTATACAAAGTATAATCTATTTCATCATCTGCTAATGCAAATTGTGTAATTCTAAAAGAACCATCATTTTTTGCTAGTAACTCTCTACCTTTTTTAGTTAAGATAGCATCAACTGTTACAACTTGATTATTTAAATATCCCATTTCTGTTTAATTATATGTTATAAATATATGTATTATTAATTTTTTTATCACGTTATTTTCTTATTGTTTATTTGAACCGTATGTTTTTGTAATATCTTGAATGTTTTGTGAAATATATTCTGGAGTAAATTCACCTATAAAACATCCTGGTCCGTTATCTGTAACTCCATTTTGTACCATTACAAATTCATTATCACCTGCGGCTCTTGCCCTCCATATTAAAGCTCCCATACTTCCATCTCCTAGGTCTCTAGTTTCGTGGAAAGGTTGGTATGTTCTTAGTACTGTTACAAGGGGTAAACTAGAAACCCCACAAATTTCATGAACTCCTTTATATTCTAAAGGGGTTTTTAAATTCCCGTTAGCATCAGTGTCTGTAAAACCTACATTATAAGGAACTAGGGCATCGTTGTTAATAGGAACCTCTAATTGGTTAAATAAAGTTATAAACCATCTTTCACCATTATTTATTAAATCAGCTAAAGATTCTGAAGGTGAGGTTAAGAAATTAATTGGAGCAAAATTTTCTCCTATAGCATAACCCCCATTTACTTTTTTAACTCTACTTATATCAGTACCCGCAACAAGTTCAATATTTCGAGATCCGGATGTTATTGCACCATAAAAATTACTATTAGATGAAGTAAGTATAAAGTTACTAATAGTAGGTACCCCAAATTCAGTGGTTAATATTTTTCCATTAATTGGAGAAGAAGAACCTACTGTATCTTCACCATATGAAAAGAAAGAGATATTACTATTAACTGGGTTATTCCCATTTAAAATATAGTAAAAATCACTAACACTTTGACTTATGGTTGCATTTCTACCTATTGTGCTAGGATTCGATATGTTTGAAGGAAATGATGCACTTATAATTTGGTTGGTTAGACCTTCTCCTGGGTTTATTGTTCTAACTGCATCTGGAGCATCTACTTGGAGTATTTTACTCATTTTATAAGCACCCCATCCTAATATCTCAGGTGTGGTTCCTCCTGCCCAAGAATATTCATATATAACTGCTTCATTAGAACTAACTGATGGGGTTTGTCCATAAGTACCTATATTAATAGGGTTTCCAAAATCTGTTGTTATTTGATTTAGAGATTTTAAAGGTTGATATATATTAAAATTACTTGATTGGTTTTTAGAACCTACATATCTACCATTTATATGTGATGGTGTTGTGTAATATGATTCTGGTACTGTTGCTCTTGTGGCACTTTGACTTACTACTACCTGATAATTTACAGGTACTGTTTGTGAAGTTTGATAATCTAAATCTTGTAAGAATGGATTTGGTCTTTCTCCTTCTACCTCTCCTAATAAAACATCACAATCTGTATTTTGGAATTTTGATGTAAAATATGGATTTGTAATTATTTGATTAATCGAGGTTATGGCTTCTGAAGAGGAAAGGAAAAATTCAGTATCTTCAAATGCCGCTATTATATTATCATCAGTATCAGATCCCATAGCAATTCCTAAACCTAAAATGTCCCCAGGAAGTAAATCTCCTTGATTATAGCTTTGAGTGAATGTATGTTCTAATGTTGATTGTGGATTAGTTCCTGCTAAATAGGTTATTGTGGTTGTTAATCGTTCTGGGAATTTGTTTTGTCTTTGACGATATAATTCTATAGTACCCCCTTTTAAATTATCAAATGGTACATTTGTCCATGTAGAAGCTGTAAATGTAGCTTTAATATGAACTTCTTTTTGTGCATAAGTATTAAACTCTATTAATTCTGTGGATGGGTTATATAATTCATGGGAAAATCCTTCTACAGAGATGCAAGGAACAAAAACAATACCTTTATTCCCGTAACCAGTACTTAATAGTTGTCTATCTGTTAATGACCCTGTTAGGTCATATTGGGGTTTAGCTAAAGACCCTGTGTAAGCATTTGGATAAGATCCTGAATTCCCAATAATAGAACCTGTAACTCCATATTTTTGATAATTTTTTCCTAAATTGTAATAATAATAGTCTGGTTGTTGGTTTATAGTGTCAATATCATAAGTAACCCAACCTATATCATCAAATTTTATTTTTATAGAAGATAGTTGAGATAAAGTAGGTGACATATCATCTCCATTAAGATTTACTCTTGATATCTTTAGAAAATTAGTTCCAAACCCTTGATCAATCATAAACCCAGAAATAGGGTCATATTGCTTTGGTAAGGAAAGTATTGGTAATGATATATATCCTGGGAGGGGATGGTTGTTTAATTGTTTCCATACATTAGAAACCTCAAACCAACCTACTTCTTTAATATCACACCCATAAACTCTAACCTGATAGTTTATATTAGGGAATATTTGTATTTCCTTAGCTTCACAGTCCTCATTTAATTCTCCATTAGTAACCAATATAACGGATCCTGAAAATTCACCATCATAGAATTCATCTTGGTTATCATGTAATTTAGGAATTTCACCTATTAATGAAGGGAATGATTCATCCCATCTTTGGAAATTAACATCTTGTTTATATAAAGCATCCTTTGGGAGATAATTGGAATATACGTAGTTATTATCATTATCAAATACAATATTTTTTCCTTGAGGTAATGTAAAATCTTGGGAGAATTGTTGTTTTTTCCATGAAGAATAATTTAACCCATCAGCTGTAAGTCTTAGGTAGTAGTTGTCGAAGTTACCATAAGATGAAGTAATACACCAAAATAATTGAGTTGGGAAAAATGATGATGCTGTTAATTTAGTTTCAAGATAAAATTTTTCCCCATCATACATTTCTATTAAATCAGTAGCAAAAGTTGTATATGGGGGGATATCAAATTCTTGCATCTTTCCTCTAATTGTTGAGTACAAAGAGGCTGATACGGGGTATGAAGCAAATAGTCCTGTGTTTTGGAAAGACATTACTATCTCAGGTGGGGGTGAATTTAAATCATTAAATACTCCTCCAGGACCACCAGAAATATCATACATATCAATAGAACCTGTATATATTTTATTTTCGTAAGATACTTGTGGTTGTGGGTATTTATTTCTTTCTAATAAATGTTGTTTTATTACTAAACCTGATGCTAAACTTGTTCTTACAGGAATAAAATCTTTAACCATTTTAAACAATGAATTATCAAAGAATTTTATTAATCTAACAAAATCGGTTAAATCATATGGTTTTGTGTATTTTTTGAAGTAATCTTCACTTAAAGCATTTAATTCTGGGTAAATTTGGGCAGATGATGATCTTTGTCTTGGATCACCTATATAGTCTCCTATATTGAAATATCCAATTTGTGATGTAATATCATCATTTATCTCATTTTGAGGGGAAAATGCTACCTCTAAATAATTAAGGCTATCAGTATATGAAGCACTTGCTTCTACTGTTTGGGATAAACTTCTAATAGGTGATAATACACTTCCTGATGGAAGAGTAGAATCTTCATATCTAATTTTATCTGTGATTCTATTTTTTATACCTGCTGGGAATTGGTCTAAGAAGTAGTATTCAGTATTTGGATTATAAAGAGGTGTAGTATTAAAATTAAAAAGACTATTACTTCCACTAAATGATGCTATGGGAGTCCATGATCCTGTTACTTTAGGGTGAATAGAAGATGTTGTATTTATATCTAATTCACTTCCTAGAGCTGCTCTAAATGTTAACTCATTTGGAGAATAATTAACACCATTACCCTCAATTGAAAGTGGGTTCATAGTATAATCATAGAATCTAGTAGTACCTAAAGCTACATTATAATATCTAACTTCCTGCATACTTCCAGAAAAGTTTTGGTAGGTAGAACCTGCATTAAAATCTTTAGCAAAGTAGGAGGTGCTTCCTGTTATCCAACTCCCACTAGCATTAGAGTCATCAATGGATGATGATGCTGTGAATCCTATCTGAGTACCATCATTTCCATTGTAAATTTTGTTAGCAGCAAATAACCCAATATTCCCTAATCTTGATAACGATTCTGTGGTAGATGATTCTCTAACTATATAAGTTAAACCATCTTCACTCATTATAAAATCATAATCTACAGGTTCTGTTATGATATATTCAGGGTCAAATGCATCAAATCCATTGTTTCTAACCATAACAGACCACCAATCTCCATTGAAGAAAGGTAAATAAACACTGCAAGATACTTCATTTACTGTGCCAGGTTGGGAGATATATTTTAGAGTTCCGTATTCATTGTAGGGGTCAGGAATTGAACCTGAATAAGAACCACTATTTAAATATGAACCTGTATATTCTAATACTACTGCTTTATCTATACCTGCACTACTAGTAGTAAACCATAATGATTGTGATACTCTTGAATCTGGTAATCCTGTGGTTTGGAATCTAAATTCTACAGTACCTGGGGCATCATACGGGTGATTTCTAAAGTTAGAATTAACTTCCCAAGGGGTAGACATGTTATCTGTTCCTTGGGTATCCCATGCATAATTAAATTTGTGGAAGTAATAATCCCAATCATTCTCATTCACCTTATCTTTACCTCCAAATTCTGAAATTCTAAGTATAGTATCCGGAATACCATAAGAAGTAATTAAAGCTCTTAAGCCTGGAATTGTACCTTTTGTATTAAGTAAATAGGGTATGTTGTGATAAATTCTTTTATATAATGACTTATTAGTATCATCCATTGATATAACATCATTAGATGCTGAAATTAGTGTATCTACTAATTCATAACCTGAAGGAACAGGGGTAGATCCTGTAATGTTTGGGAAGGGGAATAAACTACCTTCAGGAGTCATACCCA